ATATTCGTATAAGTAATACAGTTGTATATACTAGTAATTTTACTGCACCAACAACTAAATTGACAGCTAACTCATCTACTCAAATACTTTTTAATACACCATATAATCTTCCTACTAATAGTGCATTTTTTGATTCTAGCCCATATAGAAGAGATCTTACTGGATTGCTTGCTTATGGTCCACCTGCAAATGTTAGTAGTAGCCCATCGCTTACATATATAACTCCATCTTTAACAAGTCCGCCACAGAGATTAAATAGTAATGGTTTGTTTCAAGTTTTAGGTGGATTTGACGAAGTAACAAGTTTAACTGGACAAGCCTCTAGATTATTCAGTAATGGTGTTTTAAATATAGCGGGTAATTTTGATGAGGTTTCGACACTTTTATAATAGGGGATAATTTATGGCGCTTCTTGCAAATGGAACAAGAATATTCGGTACAGCTAACGTTGACACATCCATAACTGTTGGATCGAACAGTACAACTGTTACGGCTATTAATGCCACTTCTAATACTGGATATGGAGTGTACTCTACTTCTAATAGCTCTATCGCTGTATTTGGCGTTTCTACAGCTGCGCAGGGTGGATATTTTGTATCAAATTCTGGTACTGCTCTTTATGCGCAGTCAAATACAGGTAGGTTAGCTTTATTTTCAAATAATACAAATACAATTGCAACTATTAACTCTAGTAGTGTTTACAGTAACGTTGGATTTACTTCTTCTGTCAATAACCAAAGATTATCATTTACACCTGTTGCAGGTGGCGCTAACGTATATTTCAATCAACAGAACGATGATAACTTTGTATTTTATTCTACTAATACTTCAAACCAGCCGAGAGCAATTTGGTCTATATTTGGTAATAATAATACCAGCAATCTTACTATAAGTGTGCCACTGAATGTTCAATCTGTTTTTATCGCTAACTCTACTCAAGTAACTACTACTGTACCATTTTCTGCCAATGCTTCAGTTGGCACAGCTGGTCAAGTTTTAGTTTCGAACGGTGCTACTGGTTCGCCTTTTTGGAGTTCTGCTGTTAGGTCTGGTACAGCAGTCGCAACTACATCTGGAACATCAGTTGATTATCTTAGTATTCCATCATATGTAAAACGTATTACAGTAATGTATAATGGGTTTTCGACGAGCAGCACCAGTAATTATTTAATTCAATTAATTACTGGTGCATCTACTGTAGTATCTACTGGTTATGTTTCTTCTTGCAGAAGTGCCACCAGCACTGCAGGTTTTTTAACAGTTGATGGACCATCAGCTGCAAGTTTGACATCTGGTTCAATTACTATATCTAATCTTAGTGGTAATATATGGGTATCATCTGGCAATCTTCAGATATCTGGCGGTGTTGTATATTATTCTGCAGGTATAATATCACTTGCTGCAGCATTAACTGGAGTTAGAATAACTTCTGTGACGCCAGATACTTTAGACGCTGGTTCCGTCAACATACTTTACGAATGAGGAAAATATGTCAATTATTCAAGTAGATGTTCAAACAGGTATTGTAACTATTATCGAAGATGATGGAAGTATTACTGTTGTTACAGATCCAAATCTACCAGATACTTCTAATACATCAACATCAAATACTTAAAATATGGGTTTCTTAACCAACGAGTTAACAAAACTATAATTTGTATAAATAAAAGAAATATCGCCAATAGGGAGAGTGAACTTTGGCCGACACTAATTTCATAGTTAAAGACGGTTTAACCGTCAATTCAACAGCTATAGTCAATTCAACAGCTATATATTTCGGCACGATTAGTGCATCATCTAATGGATATTTCTCCAATCAAACTATTATTACCATCGGTAATTCATCTGTTAATGGTACGATAAATTCAACATCTGTATCTCAAACAGCAAATAATACTTTGTATGTTGGATCTACAACAGCTGCTAACGTAGTTTCGAATACACAATTAACTTCTAATTTAGCTAACTATGCAACATTATCTGGCGCTACATTTACAGGTAATGTTTATGTCGGTACTGGATCAAGTAATACATGGGTTACAACTTCTGGTATTTACTTCGATGGTGTTCCTTTTTCTGGCGGTACTGATTATAGTAAAGGTAACTATGGTGCAGTTGGCTCTCCTTTAAATGCAGGCAATATGTTTAGAATTAATGCCAATACAGTTTCTAACAATGTAACTATTGACGCGCAAGATAATGCATCTGTTATTGGTCCTATAACAATCAGCGGTGCTTATTCGATAACAATTTCAACTGGCGGTAGATTGGTAATACTATGAGTACACTTAATGTAGCAAATATAAAATCATCAAATAGCATAACTGATTTATCAGTCTCCTCTGCTAATACTACTAGCGGTTCATTAGTTGTATGGTCAAATGGTGCTGGTGTAGTTATCAATGGTAACTATGCTACGCCAGATGCATATTTCTATTCTAATGGGCAAGTTTATGTTCCAACACAAATTCTTGCAGGTACAAATTCGGGCGCTGTAACTGCTATTACTGGCATATCCAATACTGCATATGGTGTTTATGGCAATTCGAATACTTTAATAGGCGTCTATGGATTTTCTAATACAGGTTATGGTGTTTATGGATCATCTCCATCTGGAACTGCTGGTGTTTACGGATTATCAAATACAGGTTATGGTATTATTGCTTCATCAAATACTGGACCTGCTCTTTATGCACAATCAAATACAGGTGTTGTAGCGCAGTTCTCTAATGCTACTACTACACTTGCTAGAGTGGAAGCCAACGGTAACTTTACACTCGGTTCTTCTACTATTGCAGCTAACGGTTATTCTCGTTTACCAAATGGTTTGTTGATGCAATGGGGTTCAATGACAGCTACAGTTAACGCTTCAACTATTGCAATAGGATCTTTTACAACACCGTTTAACACTTTGTATTCATTCCTAATAACTGGAAAAAACGTAGTTAACATAACTCAAGCTTCTACTGTTAGTGCAAATAATACAAATTTTTCATGGTATACAAATTATTCAGCTGGTGCAACTTCAACTGTAATGAACTATATGGCAATAGGAGTTTGATATGTCAACACTACAGGTAGCTAATATTTGGTTTGAATCGACTCAAAACAATGGTATACAGTATCTTGGTACTAACAACTATTCATTTATTGCAGCTGGTTCCAATGCTATGTATATAACACAGTCGGCGGTATCATTTGGTAGCGCCATTGTCGAAACAAGTAGAACAATAGCAGCAAGTTACACAATTACAGCAGGTAAATCTGCTATGTCAATTGGTCCTTTAACCTTTAACTCAGGTGTGACTGTAACAGTTCCATCTAATAGCAAATGGGTGATATTATGAGTTCATTAACGCTTAGTGGTGATACTAGCGGTTCAGTAGTTATTCAAGCACCTGCAGTATCAGGTTCTACCGCTCTTACATTACCAACAACAAATGGTACTATTATAACTAATGCTTCAAGTAATGCATTACCAATTGCTGCCATACAAACTACTTCTGGTACTGCCAATAGCAGTACATATCTTACAGGTAACGGCTCTTGGGCTTCAATATCAACTGCTGGCGGATTAAATGGCGCTTGGAGTAACGTAACTGCAACTAGAGCTCTTTCTACAACTTATACTAATAGCACTGGTTATACCATTATGGTTTCTGTAAGCACATCAAGTCAAACTAGTAGTATAGTTGGATATGTTAATGGAGGCGCAATATTTGCTGCTTCATGGGGAGGCAGTTCTTTCCAGTCAACTTGCGTTATGGCAGTTCCAAATGGCGCAACATATTCAGTTGTTGGTGGTACATTAGCTAGTTGGTGGGAGATGAGATAATGAAATATTTTAAAAATACTATAACTGGTGAAGTTTTTGGATATGATGAAACTGATCTAACACAAATTCCTCACATGGAAATTCGTTTAGCTAGCGAACCACATGAAGATATTACTGACAATTGGCCTTTGCCACAGGAAGAATATATTGCCCCAAAATTAACGTTGGAACAATTACAAGCGCAACTTTCAGTTCTTACTACCCAAATAAAAGCATTAGCGAATACAGGAAGTTAAAATGGCAGTAATATTTAACGCAACAACAACTACTACTGGGCTACAAATATCATCTGATAGTAGCGGTGCTTTTCAGTTTGAGACTAATGGCGCAAATACAGTAAGTATCAGTAATACTGGTACTATTACATCAAATGGTTTTTCAGGAAACTTAGTATCTACTTCAGGTGGCATTTTAATTCCACCATCTACAGGTACAGTCACGATTCCAGCTGGTACGGGTACTGCTGCTGTCCAGGGTGTGTCGACGAATATCGTACAGGGTACGTCACAAGCATCTACGTCTGGCACGACAATTACTTTCACAGGTATTCCAGCTTATGCAAAACGTATTACGATCATATTTAACGGCATTAGCACAAACGGAAATTCCAATTACTTAATACAAATTGGTAGTGGTTCTATAACAAGTACTGGATATGTAAGTGCGTCAATATCAGCACAATCTAATGCCCAAAGTTCGGCTGGCGTTACGTCAACTACTGGTTTTATTGTTACAAGCGCAATTAGTGCCACATATCTTTTTAGTGGGTTTATTTATTTATTAAATATAAGTGGAAATACTTGGGTTGAAAACGCTACAATAGTTGATGCAATTGGTGATAGAGCTGAAAGTAGTTCGGGCAACGTGACTCTTTCTGGTTCTCTCGACCGAGTACGCATCACCACAGTAAACGGCGCTGATGCCTTTGACGCTGGTTCCGTCAACATACTTTACGAATGAGAGAAAATAAATGTCAATAATAATAGACGGTACAAATGGTATTACATTTCCAGATACAAGTAATCAAACAGCAGCTGTTGTAATTGGAACTTCTAATATTGTTCCATCTGGTGTAGTTCTTCCATTTGCAGGCAGTGCAGCTCCAACAGGTTGGTTACTAGCGTATGGTCAACCTGTAAGTCGTACAACTTATTCTTCTTTATTCACTGCTATTAGCACTACATATGGTACAGGTGATGGTTCGACGACATTTAACCTTCCAGATCTTCGCGGTCGTGCAGTTGCTGGCGTTGATAATATGGGCGGTAGTGCTGCAAATCGTCTTACATCTGGCGGCTCTGGTATCACAGGAACCACCCTCGGTGCATCGGGTGGTGCTGAAACATTTACAATTACAACAACTCAAATGCCAAGTCACAGTCACAATCTTGGCGTTGGTGGTAGCGTAGGCGGTACTGCCAATGGTTATTATCCGCAGTCAGTTACTGGATCCTTAACGACTCAATCTGCAGGCAGTGGTGGCGCATCTAATGTAACTCAACCAACTATAGTTATTAACTATATCATCAAAACATAAGAGGATATCATGAGAGTAACAGTAATATTTCCTGATAATTCAATTGGTGTAGATGGTCAATTCAAACATCTAGATAAAGTAACTCCAACAGATGCAAACTGGAGAGTTATACAGTGGTATGATACATATGGAAACATCGAAGTATATCAAGGCGATCGTATTTGGCTTGATGATATAACTCTTGTACAGCCATACGTTGATCAATGGAATTCTGCAAATACTTAAGGACTAATTAATGTCGATTATTGTCGTTGATAAACTATCATCTAATAATGTGTTATCGACAAATAGTATTGTTTATGCAACAAATACTAATGCAGCTACCATCAACACAACAGCTATAGCTTTACCTAATATATCATCAACCTTAGCATTGTCTCCAAATACAATAAGTGCATATGGTTCTAATGCTACTAGTGTACAAGGCGGTGGTATAACTATAAACACAACTGCTATATCAGTTGGTAATTCTTCAGCCAATATAATAATAAAAGGTCAAATTAGTACACCTACGATTTATGTTGGTGGATTTGTTAATTCTGCTGCTTGGAATGGTCCGTTTACAGCGTTTAATTATGATTATACTCTTTTTGCAGCTAATGCTATTGGTAATAATGGCATTAGTGTTTCACCTGTCATGTTTCCAACTAATACAGAGACTGTTAATACTCAAATATTTACTGCAAATGGAACTTGGACTGCACCTTCTTGGGCAACAACTGGTTACGAGCTCGTATTCGTTCATATGTGGGGCGGTGGTGGTGGTGGAAACACAGGCTTAGGTGGCGGTGGCGGTGCTTTTGTTTATGGAATTTATACTATGAGTCAATTAGCAAATGCTTCATACACTGTAACAGTTGGTTCTGGTGGAGCCGCAGGAGTTGCTGGTGGCAATTCTAGTTTTAATACTGCTGGATCACAAGTTCCAACTTTAACTGCTTATGGCGGCGGACCTGCTAATACTACAGTGGTCGGCGGCGGAGGTGGATGGTTTGGAGCGGGTAGCGCAGGAACTGGTGGTGGACCCCTTGGGGGAAATAATTCAGCAATAAATAGTTCTTCAACTTTTGGTGGCGGTGGAGCTAATACTAATGGTACAGAAAGCCGAAATTCTATTTACGGTGGCGCTGCAGGTGGTACATCATCTCCAGGTATTTCAATATATGGTGGCGGTGGCGGCGGTAGTACAGGAATAGGATCTTCAGTGTACGGAGGATTTGGTGGGAATGGTTCAGTATCTGCTACTACACCAGGAGGCGGTGGTGGTGCAAATAATGCAGGCGCTCGCGGTGAAGTACGTATTTACACCATAAGGAAATTATATTAATGTCATCAGTAAACGTAGATACTATCTATTCAGGTACAGTTGCAACTAATAGTTTGTCATATGGTAATACATCAGGTAATTTGCAAATACAATATAATTCTTCTTCTTTAGTTGTAGGTTCAAATCTTATAATTAATAGCTCAAATATTTTAATCAATAGCACTGCAATTTATGTTGGTAATAGTTCTGTTAATACTACTATAACTGCAGATGGTTTAACAACAAATAGTATTATCATTAATGGTACTACATATAATACTTTTCCAACATTTGCAAATACAATAAATTATCAAGTATTTACTGCAAATGGAACTTGGACAAAACCATCTAATGCTGGTCCAAATGATCTTGTTACTATTATGGCATGGGGAGGTGGTGGAGGTGGAGGTGGAACTACCTCAGGAAAAGCTGGTGGCGGTGGCGCATGTGTCGTAGTTAACCTTTTAGCATCTCAATGTAACGCAGTTTGTAATGTTGTTGTAGGATCTGGTGGAGCAAATGGTGGCGCTGTTGTAAATAATGGAGCTGCAGGACAATCATCAATATTCTACGCCAACTCTGTAGTTCCAACAATTATAACTGCATATGGTGGTGGCGGTGGAAGTGGAAATACTACTGCAGGAGCTTCAGGTAGTGGTGGTGGATGGTTTTCTACTGGAAGTACACCTTCTAGTACTACTGATGGAACTGCTCAAATTGGAGGTGGTCCTATTGGAGGAAATGGTACTATATTTGATTCTACATTTGGTGGTGGATTTGGAGCAAATAGTTCATTAAATGGCGGTGCTGGTGGTAATTCAATATATGGCGGTGGCGGTGGCGGTAGATCATCAGGAGTTGGTGGTTCTTCTATCTATGGCGGTGGCGGTGGCGCGACAAGCGGCTCTACTGGTACATCTAATTTTGGCGGAAATGGCGGAAACTCTTCAGTACTAGCAACAACTCCAGGCGGTGGCGGTGGCGGTGGCCAAGGCTTAGTGAATGGATTTACAGGTGCTCGCGGTGAAGTTCGCGTTTGGATACAACACGTAGGATAATAACATGGAATTAGATGTATCAAATGTAAACGTCAATACGGTAATTACTAGCACACCATTAAATATTAATGGGTTATATCTTGACAATGACACAACAATTGGATCAAATGTTCAACTTGCAAGTTCTCTTGGTAGTGGTCTGCTTGGTTATCAATATAATTTCGGAGCCGCATTATACGGAGCTTCTTGGAATGATATTTTCACATATAGTCTTCAGCCCAATAACGTATCTTATTTTACTGATTTAGATTTTAGATCTTTTGCAAATGGCGCACCATATAGTGCAGATAGTACATATATGTTTACTGGATATTTTTTAGCTCCAGTTAGTGGTAATTGGAATTTTAATGTTACTGGGGATGGTGCTAGTGTATTTAATATGTGGGTTGGCGCCAATGCTGGGCTAGGCGTTGCTAATAGTTCTAATTATTTTTTAGATACCAGTAAATCTGTTACTGGCGCTAATATCTATATGAATAATCAATATCAAAATAATTATTTTAATATTAAATTTACTGCAGGTGTATATACTCCTGTAAGAATATTATTGGGTACATACGTATCATCTGGATTTACTTTATCATTTGCTCCTCCAAATAATATAGCTACATCTAAATTTGGAACTAATTTAACTGGATATTTTTTCAATGATGCACCATATGTTAGAGTAGGTGCAGGAACATATGGCCAAATTAATTCATATTCTAGTACATACAATACTTCAAATGCAAGTATAATAACTGCAAATTCAATTTCAGTTCCTACCCTTACCCTTGGTGGATTAACTTGGAATGGTATTAATTTTCCTGGAGGCATGGGAGGTATTGTCAATACCCAATATGTTACTACAACTGGTAACTGGATAAATCCATTAAATGATGTTACTAATCCAATACAACCTCTATTAACTGGTAATGAGCAAGTTTTAGTTATGTTGTGGGGTGCTGGTGGTGGAGCTTCTACTAATGGTGGTTATATCAATTGTGGTGGCGGTGGTGCCTTTGCTATGGGAACTTATAAACTTTCTGATTTATCTAGTTCAGTTTATGTTACAGTAGGAACAGGTGGAGCTGATGGGGGTCACAGCCAAGGTGGTGATGGTGGATATTCTCAATTTTTTGGGAATGGTAATATACTTTATGCTTATGGTGGCGGTGGCGGTGTTGAAGCCTCAACATCTGGAACAAGTGGAGCTGGTGGAGGTTTAATTTCTGCAGCCAGTACAAATACAGCAGGTGGACCATTAGGTGGAGCAGTGGCCACTAGTGGTGTTAACGGAGGCGACTCGACATTTGGTGGTGGTGGATCTGCATGGGCCAATACTAATGGAAATTATGGAAACGCTGGTTCTTCTGTTTATGGCGGTGGTGGTGGCGGACAATGGCTTACGAATAAAAGTAGTTATCCAGGAAATTCTATATATGGTGGTGGCGGTGGTTCGGTAAACACTGTAATAAGTACTTCTATTTTTGGTGGCGCGGGTGGAAATAATTCATTTGCTCCTCTGACTCCTGGAGGCGGCGGTGGCGGTATACAAAAAAATGGCGCGGATGGCCAAGTTCGTATTTGGGTAATCAGGTAACTATAAATAGAATAAAAACAGGAGTTACTAATGGCGCTACCAACAAGCAGACCTCAATTTAAAGAATATTGCCTTCGTAAACTCGGTAAACCTGTCATTGAAATTAACGTCGATGATGATCAGGTAGAAGATCGTATTGATGAAGCTCTACGTTATTTCTGGGATTATCATTTCGATGGCTCAGATAAAATTTATTATAAGCATCAAGTAAGCGCACAAGACATAACTAATCGTTATGTTACTATGCCAGACAATATTATTGGTGTTGTTAATATTTTTGAAATTGGTCAAGCTCTTAATACCAACAACCTATTCAACATTCGTTATCAGATCGCATTAAACGATCTGTATACGCTTACATCTGTTTCTATGGTTCCATATTATATGGCTATGCAGCATGTACAGTTCCTTGAACAAATGCTTGTCGGTAAACAGCCCCTAAGATATAACCGTCACCAAAATCAATGTTTTATTGATATGGATTGGAATATCATCAACGTTGGTGATTATCTAATTATTGAAGCATATCAAATCGTAGATCCAGACTTATTCACACGTTGTTGGGGTGATCGTTGGTTATCACGTTATGCTGAATGTCTTATTAAACAACAATGGGGTCAAAACTTAAAAAAATTCGAAGGTATGCAAATGCCTGGAGGATTAAAGTTTAATGGTCAAAAAATATATGATGAAGCAACTCAAGAACGTGCAGAACTTGAGAAAGAAATGATGACTATAACTATACCTGTTTCAGATCAGATAGGTTAAGTTAATGGCGACTAATTTCTTCTTCAATAATTTTCAATCATCTCAAGAGCAATTGCTTATTGAGAATTTGATTATTGAATCCATAAAAATTTATGGAGAAGATATGTATTATATTCCACGTCAGCTGAATAACTATGATTCAGTTTACGGAGCCGACGACCAATCAAGTTATATTCATGCATATCCAATTGAACTGTATATTAAATCGGTTAATGGTTTCTCAGGCGATGGTAATTTTATGTCTAAATTTGGTCTTGAAATTAGAGACCAAGTTGTATTTTCTATCGCCCAAAGAAGATTTAACGAGGATATCGCATCATATAATGCACAATTAAGACCAAATGAAGGCGACCTTATATATTTCCCATTAAATAAAAAATGTTTCCAAATTAAATTTGTATCTAAGTTTGAGATGTTTTATCAGTTAGGTGCATTACAAACATGGGAATTAACCTGTGAATTATTCGAATATTCAAATGAAACGATCAATACAGGTATTCCTGAAATTGATATTCTTCAGAAAAAATTCAGCACTAATCAATTAGATTGGACTATTAAAACTGAATCTGGAGATAGCATTATGACAGAAGATGGTAATTATATAGTTCTTGAAGGTGCTATACTAAACAAACTTCTAGTCGCCGCAGACAATGATGAAATACAGAAAGAATCAGATATGTTTATTGATTTCAGTTCAAATGATCCTTTCAGTGAAGGTAATGAATAATGTTCGGTCAAACTTTTTACTTCAGCTTAATTCGTAAATATGTTATACTTATTGGAACTTTATTCAATGATATTCGTATTACAAAAGAGGGCGAATCTGGAGATGAAACAGCTCTTATAAAAGTACCTGTTACATATGCTGCCAAAGATAAAATGCTTGCACGTGTTCTTCAAGACCCTAATCTTGATAGACAAACAGCAACAACGACATTACCTATGATTTCATTTGAAATGGGCCAGATGAGATATGATGGAACTAGAAAATTAAACACAGTTGGTAGATCAGCTATTTCTAATAGCAATACTTACATGAATTATCAATATAATCCAGTTCCATATAATATAGAATTTAAAGTTAGTATCTATGTTAAAAATACAGAAGATGGAACTAAAATTATAGAACAAATACTTCCATTTTTTACACCAGATTGGACAACTACTGTCAAATTAATTCCTGAGATGGAAATAGTACTAGATATACCAGTGATTTTAAATGATATTAAATATGAAGATAAATATGATGGCGACTTTAAAGAACGTAGAGCAATTATTTGGACTCTTGATTTGCTATTAAAAGGCACATTATATGGACCAGTTAAAAAAGGTGGCGTTATTAAATTCGTTGAAGCAAATTTCCTTATACCTGCAAATGTGGATTCTACAGCTGTAGGTAATACTCCAGTTTCTGAATATATTACTATTCAGCCTGGACTTACTGCCAATGGCACCCCTACATCAAATGCAAGTTTATCTATTCCGTACGAAGAAATATTAGCAACAGACGATTATGGCTTTATTACGGAAATAACTAATGTAAAACCAAGTTGAAAAAATGACAAATAATTCTAATAATGATCCTTTAAGTGAAGCTCTTGGAATAAATCCTCTACCAACTAATAGTACGGTACAGAATATTATAGCAACAGCCCACAATGATAGTGCGCTCAATGATTTTGAAGCAGCTCGCGCTAATATACACGAAGTAATTCAAAATGGTCAAGAAGCTATATTCAAACTTGGACAAATTGCAGACAGCTCTCAACACCCAAGAGCGTTTGAAGTATTAGCAAAGCTTATGGATACTATGCTTCAAGCTAATAAAGATCTTCTAGATCTTCAAACTAAAATTAGAGAAATTAACGCTGTCGATGCACCTACAAATGCACAGGCTAAAAATATAACTAATAATCTTTTTGTCGGTTCTACTGCTGAATTACAAAAGGTTATATCTGATATGAAATCATAATGTTAACTCCAGATTTAGGTAAAGTAGCCACTGGCTATAATGGTAATACTCTATTAAAACGTGCTAACCAACCGATAGAGTGGACACCACAGCTAGTTCAAGAGTACATTAAATGCTCTAAAGATCCAGTATATTTTACTGAGTCTTATATGAAGATCGTAAACGTCGATAAAGGTCTTATTGGGTTTACACTTTATGATTACCAAAAGGAAATGTTACGTTCCTTTGCTGCTAACCGTTTTAATATTATTACTACGGCTCGTCAGGCGGGTAAGTCAACTACCACTTGCGCATTTATTCTTTGGTATATTATTTTCCATGCTGATAAAACTGTAGCTCTACTTGCCAACAAAGGCGATACTGCTCGTGAAATTCTTGGGCGTATTCAGCTGGCGTATCAACATCTTCCAGTTTGGTTACAACAGGGCATCAAAGAATGGAATAAGGGTTCGATGGAACTCGAAAATGGTTCAAGAGTTATAGCTTCCGCTACCTCAACAGACGCCATCCGTGGTTATTCGATCAACCTTCTATTCATCGACGAAGCAGCCTTTATCGAAAACTGGGATGACTTTTTTACATCGGTTTATCCTACGATTTCTTCTGGTTCTGAATCTAAGATTATTCTCGTTTCAACACCAAATGGGTTAAACCATTTCTATAGTATTTGGATTAATGCTATAGAGAAACGCAACCAATACCAAAGTATTCGTGTTGCATGGGAGAATGTTCCTGGAAGAAACGAGGCTTGGAGGCAAGATACTCTTGCTGCAATGAACTTCGATAATGAGAAATTCAATCAGGAATATTGCTGTGAATTTCTAGGTTCTTCTGGAACTCTCATTGCAGGTTGGAAACTGAAGGAGATGGTTCACCAAACTCCATTGGTTAATAAAGAAGGATTGGCTCAGTATTTCCAACCAATTAAAGACCATGTATATATGATGGTGTGTGACGTTTCTCGAGGTAAAGGTTTAGATTACTCTGCATTCCAATTAATGGATGTCACATCAATGCCTTATCAACAGGCGTGTACATATAGAAATAATCATATTGGCCCTGCTGACTATGCTGAAGTTATACATAGAGTAGCAAAAGCATATAATAATGCATCAGTTCTTGTTGAAGTAAATGATATTGGTGAGCAGGTTGCTCATACTCTACACTATGATTTGGGATATGAAAGTGTTCTCTTTACTGAAAATGCAGGTAGATCAGGTAAACGTATTACCAGCG